CTATTATGAATAAAGAAGAAAAAAAACATTTGAGCAAAGTTGCCGCAATTGGTTGTGTTTTATGCCATCTTCAGGGCAATCCTGGCACTCCGAGTGAAATCCATCACCCCAGGAAGGGCACCGGCATGGGCCAGCGCGCATCTCACTATGACGCAATACCGCTATGCCCTGAGCACCACCGTGGTAAGACGGGCATCCATGGCATGGGCATCAAAGGGTTTACCAAGCATTACCAGGTGGATGAGGCTGAACTGCTGCATGTGACACGCCGTTTAGTTGCATATCATGACCACTTGTCGGATGGATGGCGTGTGTCTACACAAGTGGATTAAATGAGAGTACGATGGAGTCTCAGTAGCAAACAACGCAAACCCCAGGAGCAAACAAATGAAAAACCTTCAAGTAGTCAAAGTAAACATCAAGGGCATGGACGGCTTTCAGATCCAAGGTTTGGAGCGCGCTTGCAGCGATAGTCATTGGGAGCCAATTGCACACGCTGCCATTTTCCGGGATGAAAAGCGTGCAGAGCGCTTCTTGCAAAAGGTTCGTGGAACCAGCCCTTGGAATCGTAATTGGGCGTACTGGGGCGTTCCTCAAACTCATAAAGTTAGTGGTTGCGATGCTTTCCAAGAACTCGTAGCACCCTTCTCAGTCATCTAATCAAACCGGGGCCTCGGCCCCACCACCTGGAGCAAACACCATGAGCAAATTTGACATAACCGTTCAGACTCAAGACTACGAAAGCATCAAGCTCAGTGACTACGATGACAACCTTTGGCTGTCAGTGTGGAAGATTGGCAGCCACTGCTCAGCGAACCTAACCCGAGATCAAGTCATTGAATTGCGCGATGCCCTTAACCAATTCCTCGCCATGCATGAGGTTGCCAACATAGCAGAGAGCGCATAAACTGAACCTGGCAGTCCATGTGTTCTCCTGAAATCCTCTGCACTTCCCCGTAGAGTTGGCCCCCAGCAATTGGGGGTTCTTTTTTTGGTAAAGCTGTAGTAAAATCAAGCAGTTAGACCTTGCCTTGCGCAAGCAATTGCCACCAGCCCACCAAAACCCTATCATCAGCGGATCTTATGTCACTGGAAGATGTGATGCCCAAAACCGCCAAACCCAAAGCCCAGGCCGCGCCCCAAGCCGCGCCAAAGAAAACTGGCCGCCCCAGCAAATACACCCCCGAGATCGCACAAGAGATCGTGGAGCGCTTAAGTAACGCTGAGCCATTAAGACAGATATGCAGAGATGAGGGTATGCCCGAGTGGCGAACCATTTACGACTGGATGTACCGGGATGATAAGGAAGTTGCTTTGGGGCGCGGAGTCGGTCTTTCTGCAGCCATCGCACGCGCACGGGAGATCGGATACGACAAGATGGCCGAGGAGTGCCTCGAGTTAGCCGACACGCCCAAGTGGGGCACTAAGCAGGTTGAAACTGAAGGTGGCGTCATCGTTACCAGGGAGGACATGCTTGGCCACCGCAAGCTGCAGATCGAGACACGGCTCAAGCTGCTGGCCAAGTGGAACCCCAAGAAGTACGGTGAGAGACTGACCCACGCTGGCGATGCTGACAATCCCGTAGCCGTGCAGGCTGACGTCAGTATCTTCGATGCCATGCTCAAGAACCTCGAGGCTAAGAGACAGCTTGGGGACAAGTGACCTCGAGGTCCTGCTCAAAGATCCACAGATCCGCGAGCAGTACACCAGGCTAGAGCCACAGGCTGCTGCTGCTTGGGCCTGGCGCATGATGTGGCTCACTCGAGCACTCAAGCACCAGATCCTACCGCACGGTGACTGGTGGTCCATATGGCTCATGCTGGCAGGCCGCGGTGCCGGCAAGACCAGGACAGCAGCCGAGCAGATTGGCTGGTGGGCACAGTCCTACAAAGCCACCAGATGGCTCGTAGCGGCTCCAACGAGCAGTGACGTGAGGGGTACATGCTTCGAGGGTGATTCGGGCCTCCTGAGCGTGATTCCTGCGGTCCTGATCGCTGATTACAACAAGGCCTTGCATGAGATCAAGCTGACCAACGGCTCGCTGATCAAAGGCATACCGGCTAGTGAGCCTGAGCGCTTCCGCGGTCCGCAGTTCCATGGTGGGTGGCTCGATGAGTTAGCCGCCTGGGAGTACATCCAAGAAGCCTGGGACCAGATCCAGTTTGGCATGCGACTAAAGCTGCCTGACATGAAGACCAGGCTGATCTGCACGACAACACCCAAGCCCAAGGACCTGATCATCGACCTGATCAGCCGCGAGGGTGATGATGTGGTGCTCACCACCGCAAGCACTTACTCAAACCTGGATAACCTGTCTGAGAACTTCAAGCGCCAGATCCTGCAGTACGAGGGCACCAAGCTTGGCCGCCAAGAGATTTACGCTGAAATCATCGACCCCGAGGAAGGCGGCATTGTCCAACGGGATTGGTTCAAGCTTTGGCCTGCTGACAAACCCATACCCAAGCTCGAGTTTGTGGTCCAAAGCTATGACTGCGCCTTCACTGAAAAGACGGTCAACGATCCCACTGCAAGCATCACTTTCGGTGTCTTCAAGCCACAGGACGGTGGCATGTGCGTACTGATCATCGACGCCTGGCAGGACCGGCTGCAGTACCCCGACCTCAAGCCCAAGGTCATTGACGAGTACGAAATCATCTTCGGTGAGGGTAAGACCGCCAAGAAGGTGGACCTGGTACTCGTGGAGGACAAGGCCGCCGGCATCGTGCTGATCCAGGACCTGCAGCGTGCGCACATCCCCGTGAGGGCCTATAACCCTGGCAGGGCTGACAAGATCCAGCGCTTATCGATTGTGGCCAACATCGTGAAAGCAGGAAGGGTATATGTGCCCGAGTCCAGCAACAGGCCGGGTTATGTCCGCGACTGGGCTGAGGCCATGGTCACGCAGATCTGCAGCTTCCCGAATACCGATCACGATGACTTTTGCGACGCCTTCAGCCAGGCGCTCAGGTACCTCAGAGACGCAAGTTGGCTCAACATCGACCCGCTACCGCCTGATGACTACGATCCCGAGGACTATGTGGACGCAGGCATCACGAGGACCAATCCGTATGCAAGCTAACCGCAAAGGGTTATCATCCCGCGCAAACGGAGGCCATCGATGAAGCCCAAGCCAACAGACGCGAAGAAGGTACTCGAGATGCTGTACGGTGCGCCCAAGCCTGCCGTCAGCCGCCTGGACATGGGCTTCAAGGATGTGACCAAGCGCATGCCTGAACTGCAGCAGGCTGCCAGGCTTTACGAGCAGGGCAAGATCACCCGCGAGCAGTACTACGCCATCGTTGACCGGCTTAAGCCTGTCACGCCTTATGACTTCATACCCAAGCCTGCCACGGCTGAAGAAGCACTGGCAGCGCTCTCAAAGGACAAGGTCAAGGACTTTGGCCGCACTGATGTGCTTACGCCAGGCGAGACAATCCTGAGCAGGCTCGACATCCCCGCGTACTCGCAAAAGGGCACTTGGGTTACATCACAGCACCGCTTAAAGCCGCCTGCTGATGAGCCTAAGACCATTTACACCCCGACCATGATGCTCGAGGGCGAGACCAAGATGCTGCCCGGCACCGGGGCTGCTCGTAGGGTTGCCAAGGGTGAAAAACAGAAATCATCCTTTGCCACCATCCGCGGCGCTTATAAGCCTGGCAGTGACGAGGAAGCCGTTGAGAGGGCCATGGAAGCCCTGCGCAGCAAGGATTACGCCCAGATCGGCTATGACCCCGAGCGCCGTGGCCACTTCTACGATCGCAGGACTATGGAGCCGATCATCGGCACTGAGGAAGGCATCATCCAGATCGGGCCGCTCGTGCTGGGCAAGAAGCCTGTCCGCGGTAAGCCTGAAGACTTCGAGTACAAGGAAGGCGGCGCAGTCCACATGCAAGACGGTGGAAGTCCTCTTGATCAATTTGCTGCCAAATCTCGCGGCGTATCATCGCTACCAGGCTATGGTGAAGGCGCACAAGATATTCAGCAGGCTCTTGCAGCCATACAAGAAAGTCCGGCTGGGCGTATAGCATCCGGCGTCGGCGAACTTGCTGAGGGTTACATGTCCGGCGCTGGATCAACAGACTTGCAAAAGATTGGTCAGGGCCTATCAATGATTCCGATGCTTGGTTTGCCAGCAACGGTTTCAAAGACAATAAAAACTGCAAGAGTTGGTGACGCAATCACTGACTCACTGCGGGCCAAATATCCCAATGTAGACATTTCTGTTATTGGTGATGACAAGCTTCATCTAAGCAAAATCGTAGTCCCAAAAGATCAGCGCAATCAAGGATTGGGTACGCAGGTCATGGATGATCTTGTAAAACAGGCTGACGATGTTGGTGCAACCGTCACCCTATCGCCATCAGCAGACTTTGGTGGCAACAAGGAAAGACTAAAAGATTTTTACAAGCGCTTTGGCTTTGTGCAAAACAAAGGAAGAAACAAAGACTTCACCATATGGGAGTCTATGTATAGGGCGCCCCAAGAAAATTTGCCAACGAACTTCAGCGATCTTGGTGCAATGGCTACCCAGGCTTATGCAGACTATAAAGCTAATCCAAATCAGTTAAATGCTTTGCGCTACCAACGCATCAAAAAGGCTGCTGATGATGCTTATGTAAAAACCCAAGCCACTCCATCAAAACCAGTAGTGACTGATGAAGATTACAGAGGCCTTCATACTGCTCCAACAAGAGCCAGCGGGGCGCCATTACATGCTTTAACTCAGACTTATCCTGATGACATTTATTCAAGCAAAGCATCTCAATACTATGGTCATGGAGAGCCACGAGATGCAGCGGTTGTATCGCTTGCACAAAGCTTTAAGGGCAGGCCGCATCAAATGGTGACTGTATATCGAGCCGTACCCAAAAATGCCAAGGGTAGTATCAATGCTGGCGACTGGGTAACCATTGACCGCCCTTATGCCAAATCCCATGGTGAAAGTGCGCTACGAGGCGACTATAAGATTTTGAGCAAGCGCGTTCGAGCTAATGAAATATTCACCAATGGCGACTCGATTTACGAGTGGGGTTACGATCCA